GCTGCTGCTGAAGCTGCTGCTAAGGCTGCTGCTGAAGCTGCTGCTAAGGCTGCTGCTGAAGCTGCTGCTAAGGCTGAAGCTGCTGCTAAGGCTGCTGGAACTACAAGACAAACATATACTGATAAGATGTGGACAAAAGCTGTTCTACAAACTGAATTATCTAATAGAAAATTAGAAACTAACGGAAATAAAGATGTACTTATTGCTAGGCTTATTGCAAATGATCGTTATAATAATGGAGAAATACCTATAGATTTTGATACAATGAAAGAAGCTGATTTTTTGGCATTACCGTATCTTGAATTACAACGTCTTTGTAAGGAAAAAGGTATAATCGTAGAAAAAGATGAAGGCGCTTCAGTAATGATACAAAAATTAATGGAAAAACAGCCTAAAAAACAACGCAAAGGCGGAAGTCGCAAGATTCACCTCGGCAAAGGCAAGATAACCCGTAAGAATCGTACTTAATAAATTAATAAACAAATCATTGTTTTTCATTTTAGGAGAAACAATGAGTTGGAAAGGCAATTTTAGAACTATAAGTTATTTGAGTTTTTAGGCTTATGTTTTTTGTGCACTTTTTTCTAAAAAGTGCTTTACATACGCGGGGTTTACCGAACGCGTATTTACATACGCGGGAAGCCAACGAGGTTCGCGCCCAAACCGAAGCCAGCGCCCTGGCGAGCCGTGACCGCGAGGGACGGTGTGAACGTGTCGAGGAGCGCGAACGTGGCGAAGGCGGCAACACCGATTGTCATGATTTCACCGAAGTTGGGCTTCTTCGGGTTCAGGACGAGCACCGCGACGAACGCAACGACGAGGCCCTCAATCAGATACTTGAGCACAGCGGTTAAAACATCACCAAAGGAATAATCCATCTTCTTATACCTTCTAGGTAGAAATTATGTGGCCGGCCTGCGCTACCGTAAAAATTCATTTCTAAGGAAATGAATTTGAACGGTTCCAGCTGGCATCTCAAATTTCTAAAATTTGAGATGCTGCGCTAAGATACTTTAAGACTTTCTCTTTTCATAACGCAGAACCCAATGTCCTCTGAGAAGTCTGTAAACGCCAGCCAACCAAAAGAAACCAAAGAAGATTTCCTTGAGGAGGATCCTGAAATCCGTAGCCAGAAGTTTGTACTGCTTTCCTTCCTGAGCCCTGAGTCAGTCCTTAACAGTAAGGACCAGTTCTTCTTCGGCGAGTTTGTCAAGCAGTATGAAGTTGATTACAAGATCCGGAACCTTGAGACCTATCTCGTTTCAGTTGTCCGGGGAATCAACGATAAGTTGACCGCCGAAGCCGATCGCTTTGAGGCCGTAGGTCCGGATATGAGTGGTGCTGCCCTTCTCTGCCGTAAGGGTCGCCTCGATATGGCCTCAGTTCTCCAGACTTACCACAACTTCGTAAAGGAAAACGACAAGGCTATTAAGAAGACGACAATCAAGGAGGCCTACGATGACTTCTTGTTCAAGCAGCAGACCAAGCTTGAAGAGGATTTCTTTGCAAAGAATGATTTTCACACCAGTATGCGTGGCCTGAAAGTCCGGGGAGTCACTGGAACTCACGGCGAGGCTGTTGCGATGGCCAAGAAGCTCCAGCGCTCTGACGCCATTCACAACATCTTCCTCGGTGAGGTTGGCAAGTGGCTGCCGTGGGATCCTAAGCCGCACCAGGTCCAGGATCAGGAGTACGCGGAGGACCAGCTCAACCAGCTGATGAAGCGCTACAAGGACAATGAGGAGGCGCGCGATAAGTTCGTGACTGAACAGCGTAAGGACTCCGTAAAGGGTGCAAGCAAGAAGGCTGTGCTGTCCGCTGATGGCAATCCGGTATCCGGAGAGTCATCAGAAGATGGTTGGGGATCAATGTTTGGCCCGAAGGGCGATCTAGCAATGGATCGTAAGCAGGAGGCTGCGCAGAAGCCTTTTGTGACGATTGAGGCCGTAAAATCTGATGAGGTTACTACAGTACCTGTTAACACGCTCTCTTCATAAAGTCTAATTCAAATTCAACATTCCGATTTGATTGTACGCGGTGCCCTGATCCGGGGCGGCGATATTTACACACGAACCACCCTGGCAGAACGTACCCTCAGCACAGGGTGTGTCCTTCCTGGGACAAGGAGCATTGATACCTTGGCACTGCTTCTCAGTGCACGATGACATATCCTGGCCGACATTTACAGCAGCCGTGAACCCCTCAGCACAGATGCCACCTTCGCACTGCTGACCAACAGGGCACTGGCCATTCGCCTGGCACGGTAGGACCGCGGCACGAGCACCTGCCGCAGGAGGCGCATAGACTGTCGGCTTCATCATCTGGACAACAACAAAGCAGAGAACTGTAACAAATAGAAAGAGACCGAGTCCTTTTCCTAACTCAAGAGCCATTCTTACTACAGTAGCATCTCAAATTTAAGAAATTTGAGATGCCAGGTGGATCCGTGAGTATTGATTTTTTTTTGATTACGAGGTCAAGGGTACGTAGGTATCTCATTTGGCGGTAAGACAGGTGGATTCTTAAGTCTACAGAACCCATTTATACAGTCAGTTCCACCTCCACATTCGGGCAGATCAGTTCCACAGCGTATACCAGGACCTCCTGCAATAAATCCTTCAATCGCAGCAAAACTGGATAGTCCAAGAAGAATAGCACCCACACCTACAATCAATAAAAACGCCATCCAGAGCGGCATCTTAAACATCGTGTATCTACTCAAGGCAGATATCTAGTTCTTTCGTATGATGTTGATTGCAGGTCCCTTCAACTTTACACTTGAGGCAGGATCATACTTATTGATTTCAGACTCTTCCTGGTCTCTGTAATGCTGAGCGGAGTGTGTCCAGAACTCAGGTGCGCCGATACGAAAATCCCCGTGTAGCTCCGCCTTGTACCAAAAGATAATATCCTCTATTTTATTACTCTGTGTGTTGTTACTGATAACAAGACACTCGTAATTTGTTGTGCACTGATCCATCACCTGACAAAAGAACTCGAAAGAAGGAAAGGCCGATCCATAATTCTCAAAGATACGACGGCGATTGCTCATATAGGGCTCACGCAGAATGAATACATAATCTACGTTTGTTCTCAAAATAGGCGGAACTCCAAGCGGGTACTGCATCGTGATCAAGAAAAAGACCTTAACCCAACGACCATTCAAGAACAAGTAGCGGATATTGAGATCACGAATCCACGTATCGTCGTATAAGCAGTCATCAAGAATCAGAAATGATCTTGGATCAATCCGGGATTGCCCTCTTTCTTGCTGCTCCTTCATAATTTTTGACATAATGAGCTTCTGCCGATTGACATAATTCTGAATAATTACAGGCGAGTATGCACCGTGAATAAAGAGCGGCGGCACCATTTTCTTGTAAAAATCGTTAGATTCCTCTGTTCCACTAATTACAGTTCCGAGCGGCAGATTCTTGTGGTGAAAAAGCAAATCCCGGACGAGAGTTGATTTTCCCGTGCGTCTGCGACCAATAAAGATGCATACGGCATCCTCAGGAGTATTCACCATACTGAATTTTTTCAATTGAAGATTCATTGCTGCTGATGCTGCCATTTGTAGTTTCTAGTGAGAGAAAGGAATTCAATGAACTTCAGTTTCACGTGCGGTTTCAAATGTTTCTGAAGATCCAGACCTCAAGTAAATGTCATCTCCCTATCCTGTTTTACAGACAATGCCTCTCCCAGATCCGACTGTCTGGGAGAAGGAGCCACCTGCATCTCTAAGGACTGCTCTTGAGACTCGCTTCAAGCCTTTACAGACAACCTACCCTGGTATGATTCGCTTCGCTCGCAGCAAACAATACAGTTCCTTTTTGCGATTTGATCATCGGTGGCATCTTGATGAGATTTACGGTAGCGTGCCTCAGCGGTCGGGACCTTTCTCAGGACGGATACAGAGCTTCATTAACAGTCAGCCCAAAGAACTAGTTGATATCTCAGGGTACTGTAAAATTACTCATCTGCTTGATGCCTATCAGATGATTCAAGGTCACTATCCTGTTGCCCAACACCCTGCTTTGCCGGCTCCTGGACCTAAATCTGCCAAACTCTTTAGCAAGTTACACGATCCCCACAATCAGGCCTACGTAGATGCCGTAGCGTGTTATATGTTAAGCAAATTTCGGGAATCAGGATTATCACCACATTTTTCTTTGTTTTACGGAGCCTATTTGGCAATTGCGAATCAGTATTATTATAATCTAACGGAGGAGTTCTCTGAGATTCGGTTTGAGAGTTGGTTCTGGAAGCGGCAGCAACAAGGCGTCTTTAGTTTGGTTGGATTTGAAGGCGGAGTGCCCTTGTCAAGCGATGATACATTAATGGAACCGCCGGATGATATTTCCGACTATGCAACTGAAGATTCTGATTCAGATTGTGATTCAGATTGTAAATCCCCTCGTCATAGGGCTGAGGTAAATCTTGAAACTGCTACTGAGCTACACGATATGCCATCTTCATCTACAAACCAAGGAGCTGGATCTGAGAGTGGTAGTTTGCGATCAGTTTCACTTTCAACGCATAGCAGCAAGAGTAGTAAAAGTGATACTGAAAGTAAAAATGATAGTGAAAACGAAAACGAAAACGA